GGGGGGCTAAACCCCCCTGAAGGTTGTAACGCCCCATAATCGACGGGGGGGGGCGTTGTGTATCTCTTCTATGTTCTCGCTAGACCCCTATGGGCGGTCTTGATGAGGAAGGACTGTGTTAGGTGGTTCGGGCTACTTATTTCGGGTTCGTAGTCTTGACCTTGCACCCCTTGGGGCGCCCCTCTTCATCGGAGTTGTAATCAGTCCGTGTCGATTACGTTGTAATCGTAACCATGAATCCGTACCTAAGGGGGTCTAATCAGTACGGATATATCCTGATTATCACCCGATATGAGAGTGAGGGGGCTAAGACCCCCAATTGCCCCCCTCACGCGTACGGGTTGCGGGGCGTGAATAATGAACGCGGGTGGACATGCCCGCGTACGCCTTGGGCAATGGTGACGCGACCACCGCGACCGACCACCGCGGCACGGTCGACCGCCGAGGGGGTGCGCCGATAGGAAGCCACGCCAGTTCATTTTCCTTGGGTGACCCTCACAGTGCTGAAAAGTAAATACACTAAAATACACAGTAAATACACTGTTGGTGTATTGTGGGTTTTCCAGTTCAACATGGTGGTTTCAACAGCAAATACACTTAAATGCATTTAGAAATACACGATGTCTTTGAGACAATGAGTGTATTTCGTAGGGGGTTTCTTTTTAAACTGTTTAACGGTTAAACTGTTTAAGGGTTAATACGGTTAAGCGTAGAAATACACTTCCGCTTTAATGCTTCAGTGTATTTCGGTTAACGGTTAAAGGGTTTGTAAAAATTCAAAAAATGGCAAACGGCTATGACAAGATTGAGTATCGTGTAAATGGTTCGGTTCCCTTTTGGAAAGAATGGCCTAGAAGACTTCGCCGGGTATATGCAAGTCTTGAAGATTGGGGTTCTTCTGAAATAGCTATTCAAGACATGGTTGAGGTATGGGGTTGGAAGTGGGAATCTATAAACCGCCTTATCAAATCCACTCCTACTTTTGAGCAAGCACTTGAAGCCTATAGAAATAACGGGAACTATCCGACAAGAAAAGGTTGGCAAAAAGCAGTAACAACCTCTCAGCTAAAAACCGTTTACATGAGAGAAGGGGAACTTGCAGCATACGCAATGCTAGAAGCAGACCCAAAGGCAATAAACTTTCATAGGGACATTGTTGAAAAAAACGGTATGCTTGATATGGCAGAACCATTTCAAGAACGAAAAGATATTGAGACTCACGCTAAGTGGGCTGAAGATACTGAACAGGTAGAAAATCCCGTATCCGACGATTCAGGACTTGCATCATTCAAAGTTAGTTAATGCCTTACAAGCCACATGAACACCAACTGAAACTTCACCAATCAAAGGCGAAGATAAAATGGAATCAGACAGGACGGCGTGGCGGAAAAACCCGATCTGCACTTGAAGAAGACTTAGCGGTCATAGAAGAACTCTCACAAGAATACGTCGTATTTCCAAACGACCCTAGTAACAAACAAACAGCCGAAGAAGCAAGACTCGTTCCCGCTATCCACGTATGGACTGTCGCCCCCACAAAAGCACAGATGTACCAAGTCTGGAACGAGATGCAAGCGTTTATTCCCGAACACCTTGTTTCTAAAACAAACCCCTACAGAGAAAATAAACTTGCGGGAGGCAGAGGCTCTGGATTCAAAGAAGACGCTCTGCATGTCTGGTTAGTATTCAAAGATAACAACGGTAGATGGCTCCGAGGAAAAGACGGTAAACCACGACCAAGACCTGTTGTCTTCTGGGAACTTAAGTCTGCAGATAATCCCGAATCACTTCAGTCAGTAGGACTCGACTTCTTACACGTAACTGAAGCACAAGAAATAGACGAACGTGGGTGGAATAAACTTAGACCCACTCTTTCAAGTCCCGGAAGAGCAGGGCGCGCACTTGTCGAAGGCATACCCCCTGTATCACCCGGTCACTGGTTTGCAAGAAACTTTAAACGCGCCAAGGAAAAACCTTCTTCAAGAAGAGAAGCATTCTCTTGGACTGCGTTTGATAACCCTCTTCTCACTGAAGACCAAAAAGAAGAAATCAGAGATGACAGAGAAACCATGATGGAAGACGACTGGAATCGTCTCTACATGGCAATACAACCAGAAGGCGTCGGAGCATTCTTTAGGAAAGTTGATAAAGCAGCAATTGCTACTGAACTACTAAACCCTAAACCAAACTGTGAATACGTTGCAGGGCTTGACCTTGGTCGGTCAAATGACGCTACTGTCATGATTATAAAAAATCGCAAAACAAGAGAATCCGTTTATGCAACAGAACTTCTAAAAACAGACTGGACTATCCAGATGGAAGTAATTCGTTCTGAAGCCCGAAGATGGAATCTTAAGCAAATTGTTATGGACTCTACCGGACTTGGTGGGCAATTTGCTCGTGACATTATGTACAACGAAATGCTTGCCGAAGGAATTCCGGTAATAGCTTTTAATTTCACTCCGATATCTAAATACCATGATTTGTTCTTACCATATCGAGTTGCACTTGAACACGAGCATGTAACTTTTCCCAACGATTGGAAAAAACTGTCAAACCAATTAATGGACATTTCGCATAAAGAAACTTCTAATCGTGGTCACGTATTTACAACCATTTCAGGAAAACACGATGACTGGGTAGATGCGGAAGTTTTAGCCTTGCATGGATGCGACCCAGTGGAGTATGCTCAGAAAGCGCATACAAATAAGGCTTTCAAGGGTGCTGAACCGCTAAGACCTCTAAATACTGCGCGTAGACGTAGGAAAACCTCTTTCTTTCAAGGGGTCAGAGAACACAGATACGCAGATGTACTTGATGAAGTCGATATTGTAATAAACGGCGAACCTGCACAAATGTAAAAACGGTTTATGACTTCCTCATATTTGAACGGAACTACTGTCAACTCTATGAAACAGACGGTGTCTGATGAAAGTATTGCACTAGAGAAAGCACCGTCACAATCAGAACCCACACTGTCACTAGCATGGATAGAATCAGAACTTGCTCGTGGACGTATGAAGTTCTCCAAGTTTTGGAGAAAGTGCCAGACAGCAGACGAATTTGTAAAAGGTGATTTCGACTTTCCAATTACGGAAGATGGAACACAGATTCGACTAGGAACAGCACACTCCACAGTAAAAACACTTACCGATCATATAACCCCGCCATTTATTGACGTTACTGTTCCACCACCCGGCCCAAGAGGTCAAGCGCGAGCAGAGCGAATAGAAAAGTTCCTGCGAGGAGCAAACCACAGACTCGAACAGGACACTCCTACCCGAAGAATTATTAACTTTCATATGGCTTCCTACGGAGTTGCATGGGAAAAAACAGAGTTTGCTGGAAACAGATGGGCTGAATTTCCTGAACCGCCAGATGATTCCGGTGATGTAGGAAGATATAAAGAAGAACTCAACGATGTAATGCAGAAACGGGCAATATCGTGGCCTGTTGTTGCGAAAGCCGTAAACCCTCAACAATGTATTTGGGATACGAATAACCAATTCAACCCAAGATGGGTAATGCATTTCTGGGATGTAGAAGCAACATGGATACATGCACACTTCCCCGGATGGGAAGGGCCAAGTGACGGCAACGTGCAGTTCATAGAAATATGGACACAGTCGCAGGTTGCATATATTGCAGAACAATCATGGGTTATGAAGCCAAGAAAACATGGCTACATGACGTTGCCATGGACAATGTACTGGCCTCAAACAGGATTGGTGACTTTAGGTAATAAACCTGAAGACCTGTATCGAGGAATACTTGACGGCAACTTTGACATGATACGGGCAGAATCACAGCTTGCATCTCACTATCTTGATATTGTAAATAAATCAGCTTGGCCTGTTACCAACTTCCAAGGCCCGCCGGGCATGACTGAAGAAGTCCAAGCGGAATACGATCAGGCTCCCGGCGCACGAAACAACCTTCCTCCTCAAGTAGAAGTAAATGTGCAGCAGGTTCCTGAGCCTCCACAGTCAATTCTTATAGCCAAAGGAGTATTAGATCAGGCGTTAGAATCTAATACAGCACCGTCGGTAACGCGTGGACAACGTCCGTCAGGTTCAGCTTCTGGCTACGAGACGGCAGTTCTGTCCGGTATTAGCCGTCTCAATTTTGCTGCTTATGTAGATGGGTCACAAAGAGGGCTTCAGCACAGAAACGAAATTATTCTTAATATTGTTCAGTACGTTATTAGGGACAGAATTACGGTTTGGGGGCAAACAGAGTCAGGCTCTATTGACGCCACAATATCACCGAAAGATATTAAGGGTCATGTCGTTAACTTCGTTCAACTTAATCCCACTGCTCCTGAGGAAAGGGAAAGAACCCTCAACCTCTGGTCAACAAAATGGCGGGAAGGGTTCGTAGACCACGATACTGCTTTACGCGAAGCTGGAGTTTCAAATGCCCATGAAGTTCAGGCAAAGTTGTTAGCTGAAAGATTCTTACAGTCTGAACAGATTCAAGGGCTTCTTGAAGGCATGGCTGCAGCAAGGGTTCCGCTTCTTCAAAATATAGTTGAGGCAGCAGGTGCAAGTAATAACGACGCAGCAGATATTGCAACTAATATTCTTAATACTCAAGGCGCAACACAATTACCTAACGCTGGTAATTTCCAACAGGGTAATCAAATGGGGACTAACCCACAGACACCCGGCACAGGCGCACCCACAACTACTAGACCTGTAATGCCGGGGTCTATGGGCGAAGCAGATTTGGTAGCAAGGCAAATAAGTAGCCCTGCTCGTGATGGTAGTAGACGTGTACCGACTTCACAATTACCAGCAGGGCTTGGAAGATAATGGCATCAAAAAATAAACCAACTGATGTTATTACGCAAGCTGTTGGACAATTTGACGAAATAGTAAAACGGTATCTTGATACTATTCCAAAGCAAATTCAAGATGCAGAAATTAATCCTCCGGGCGGTAAACGAAAGCAACAACCTCGTCCGATGAACCCGTTTGGGAGAAAATAAATGTCACGTTATATTCAAATCCCGCCGTCAATTATGAAAGACATTGCGGGTTGGGGTGAAAGATACGCAACTCTTGAATATCCTGATGCTATGTCAGGTGATGCTATATACAGTGACGTAAGCAAAAAACTTGGTATTCCACTTAACATAATTTCAGGTGTTGGTATTACTCCCGCAGGAACCGGATACAGGGCAAGTAATTCTTTAGAAGAAATTATAACTACCGCTCAAATTGAGACAGGTTTAATTTCTGACCCAAATGCAACAAGTAGTAATAAATATACTACCGGGGCAGACGCACTTAAAAAAGGGTTCGACTGGATTACTAATTTAAACTTACCTTCAGGTAATCCAACGCGTCCTTCAAGTTGGAATTCAAATGAGGGGACATGGGATGAATACATGGAAAACTGGACTGCTTTTAATCCCACAGACACTACTACTGGTATGAACCCCGGAATAAACGATGATGCGTGGTTGCAATCTTTACTTAAAAGTTCAGACATTGAGTATCAGCAGAATTTAGAAACTGCTAAAGACAATGCTAGAGAAGAAACTGCAAAAAAATTTCAAGAAGGATTAGATGCTTTAGAAAAGCTTGGAATAGACATTGATAACAATGTTACAAAAGCTGAAGAGAGCGCTGCTAAAAATAAAGATTATTTACTTGGCGGAGATAACAAAGAAACCAGAGATAACTTTTGGGTTACAGCAGGAGCCGATCTTACAGAACGAGGCGAAGCATTAACCTTTCAAGACATTATTAATAATCCTGAGCAGTTCCTTGAAAGACTTGACGGCGAAAACGCCAAGTTAACTTTTACAAACCCAACAACAGGGCTTCAGCAACTTAACCCATGGGTTGCTACAGCTATAGATTTTGCAAATTCTCAAGCAGGGTTTATCAGTAAAGAACAAATTGCTCTTATTGAAAATTCAGCGTTAATAGAATTAGCTAATCTCGAAAAAGAATCTCAACTTGCGCTTCTTGAAGAAGAAGGAGCAAATGAAACAGAAATTCTTGGGCTTCAAATTGAAGCAGATAAAGCAATAGCGCAAATTGCTGAATCTAATAGAATACGAGAATTTAATTACTTAAATAAAAAAGAAGATTATCAGTTTCAACTTCAGCAACGGGCGCAAGAAAGAGAATTTGAACTTTTAATAAAACAAGGAGAACAGTCTAGTAAGGCTTCTGATCGTGAACATGCTGAATTAATGAAGCAGTTTCAAATTCAGCAAGAACAGAACCTTCAACAATTTGACCTTCAAACGCAGCAATTTGACCTTCAAAGCCAACAATTTGAAAACCAACAGTTGCAGCAACAACAGCAATTTGAACTTGAACAACAAGCTGCTCTCGATGCTCTTGCACTTCAAACAAAAACGATTAACCGACAAGTAGAACGTGACAAGATTACCGACGAAACAAATAGGTATATTGCTGAAGTTCAAAGACTTGGTTTAATTGACACTGTTGAAGGTGAAAGATTAATAGCTGAAGCGCAAGCTGCAAGAGATATTCGTTTAGCTGAACTTCAAAAAAATACGATTACGACACAGGGCGCACAGCAACTTCAAGCTGAACTTGCTGGTACTGAAGCTGACATTACGATTGCAGATACTCAGGCAGGAGCGGTTACAGGAGCAGCAGCAGTTCAGGCAGAAGCTGCAAGTCCGTTTGGATATCTTGGCGCAAGTATTGATTCGGCAGACAGAACGCAAAGACTGGCAGATGCTCAAGCTATTCTTGGAGAGCAATTTAACCCTTACGCTCTTACAAATGAACAATTTAAAGGTATGCAAGACACTGCAGCCCAAGCAGGAGCAACTCCTTTTGGCGCGCTGAGTACAGCACCTGAGGCCAGATATCAAGACATACTTGGCCTTCAAGAGGCTCAAGCTGCAGCAGGGCCGTTTCAAGCAGCGCAGCTTGGTCAGACTATAGGAGATATCGGCACAATTCTTCGTAGCGGGCTTACTCCAACTGAACAAGTTGCACTTGCTCGTGCGCCGGGTAATCCGTTTGGACTTACTGCACAACAGCAAATTGACTTACAAGGAACATTAGCAAGAGGCGGTTTAACTGCAGAACAGCAATCGTCTCTTATGGGATTGCAAGCACGAGGTGGAATAACTAAAGAAGATGAGTTTATGGCTCTTCAAAACTCGCTTGCTAGAGGCGGACTTACTCCAAATCAAAGGCTTGCTGAAGTACAAGCTAGTGCTGCTCCGCAAAACATGGCAAACTATCTAAACTTTATAGGCAATCCTGCAGCCGT